CGCGTGCCGGCATCGGGGGCGTGATGGCGAGGCCCGATCGCTTCGGCGCCTGCGTGGCGGAGATGCTCCGCCACGAGGGCGGCTATGTAGACCACCACCGCGATCCCGGCGGCTGCACCAACTTCGGCATCACGCGCCGCACACTGGAGGGCTGGCGGCGCGAGCCGACTGCCTGCGACGCGGTGCGCGCGCTCCGTGTGGACGAGGCGCGCGCGATCTACCGCGCGCATTACTGGAACGCGGTGCATGGCGACGAACTGCCGGCCGGCATCGATCTCGCTGTGTTTGACGCTGCCGTGAACAGCGGGCGACGTCGTGCGGCGCTGTGGCTGCAGGAGGCGCTGGGGGTCGCAACCGATGGCGCCATCGGCCCCAAGACGCTGCGCGCGGCGCGCGCCACCAATGATCGCGCGGCGCTCATCGGGCGCATCTGCGACATTCGCCTCGCCTTCCTGCGCGGCCTCGACACCTGGTCGGACTTCGGGCGCGGTTGGAGCCGCCGCGTGCGCAGCGTCCGCGCTGCATCGCTGGTGATGGCGGGGGCGCCTTGAGCGCCTTCGCCGTGGCCATGGCCGCGCTGGTGGCCGACCCGAACCTCGGCGTGGAGGCGGTCTATCGCAAGGGCGGCACGGGCGCACCCATCGCCCTGCGCGTGCTGCGCTCCTCGCCCGACCGTGTCGCCGACGCCTTCGCCACCGAGATCATCGCCGCCACCGACATCCTCGCGGTGCCAATCGCGGCACTGCCCAACCTCACGGCCGGCGACACCCTCGCCATCGGCCCCGACCTCCTCACCGTCACCTCCGCCACCCGCGACGCCACCGGCACCGCCTGGCGCGTCCTCTGCCAGCGATAGGAGCCCCCATGGACCTCCCTCAGATCCTCCAGCTCGCCGAGAACGGCGCGGGCCTCATCGCCATCCTGCTGCTGGTCTGGCGCGTGGACAGCCGCCTCGAGCAGGTGCGCGTTCTGCTGGAGCGGCTCTCCACGCTGATGGAGACCGAGATCGGCCACCGCCGCCGCGACGATCGCGACGGCTGATGCGCCTCGCCGCCATCATCATCGGCGACCTGCGCCAGGTCCTCGCCGCGGAGGTTCGCGCCGGCGAGCGCGCCGCCATGCAAGCAATCCGCGCCGAGACCGAGCAGGTCAAGGCGGAGCTGCGCCGACAGGTGACGGATGCGCTCGGCGGCAATGCACGGGGCATCGCCAATGCCTGGCGCTCGCAGGTGTTTCCACGCTCGGGTCAATCGCTGCGGCCGGCGGGATTGGTGTGGACCAAGGTGCCGAACGTGATCGACGCCTTCGAGCGTGGGGCCGTCATTCGTGCCAAGGGCGGGCGGAAGTTCCTCGCCATCCCGACCAGTCTCAACCGGCAGGGTGGGCGCCGTGGCGCCAAGCCGCGCGTCACGCCGGCGCAGATGGTCGCGTCCGGGCAGGCCTTCCTGCGACCCTTCAAGTTGGGGCGGGGCTTCGTGTGGTGCCTGCTGCTGCGCCAGGGCGAGCAGACCGGACGTCGTCGGCGCACGCGCCTCGTTGCCGGCGGCCTGACCGAGATCGGCACCGGCAATCGCAAGGGCCGTGAGGCCTGGGCGCGCGGGATGCTGGAGCGCGGCATGGTGCCGATGTTCCTGCTGCTGCCGCAGGTCGCGCTGCGCAAGCGGCTCGACGTGAAGGGTGCGGCCGAGCGCGGGCTGCGCCGACTGCCAGGGCGCTTTGTGCAGGCCTGGAAACGCGAGAGCGGGAGGCGGGCAGCATGAGCATGCGCAAGAGCATTGTCGTCATCGCTGTGCTCGCCGGTCTCGGCTGGGTCAGCGTGTTCTTCGGCTTGGCGCTCAATTGGGTGGCAGGCCGTTTCGCGGCAACGCTGCTGGGCTTGGCATGAGCATGCGCGAGAACGCGCTGGCCGCGCTGCACAGCCGCCTCACCACTTCGCTGGCAAGCAGGAGCCCACCGCCGATTGTGCTGCGCAGCGAGACCACGCCGCAGCGCCTGCCGCCGGGTGGCCTCATCATCCTGCGCGACGGCGAGAGCGTGGAGGAGACCGCCATCCTCTCCCCGCTCGCCTATGCCATCGAGCATCGCGCGGAGGTTGAGGTGACGGTCGCCGGCGCAACACCCGCCGCACGCACCGCCCTCCTCGACGCGCTGCTGGTGGACATCGCCGTCGGCATCGCCAGCAACCGAACGCTGGGCGGCGCCGTCGAATGGGCCGCCCCGGGCGCGCCCACCATCGACGATGTCGAGTTCGAGGGCGCCGCGCCCGCCCGCGCCGCCTCCATCCCCGTCACGCTCTTCTACACCGTCGCCGGCTCGCCGCTGGCCTGATCCCGGAGACATCCCATGCCCCGTGCCATCGGCGCCAACTGCCGCCTGCTGACCTTCCCCGAAACCACCTACGGCACCGCGCCCACCGGCAACTGGCGGCGCATGCCCTTCCTGTCCTGCGACCTCGGCGCGGAGCAGCCGCTGCTCGATGCCGACGTCATCGGCGTGGGCAGCAACCGCGATCCCGCGGCGCCCTTCCTCGACACTGTGACTGTCCAGGGCCAGGCCGTGGTGCCGGTGGATCTCGTGAACATCGGCCATTGGCTGCGCCTGTTATTCGGCGCGCCCACCACCACCGGCACCAACCCGAACTTCATTCACAGCTTCGGGTCAGGCGCGGCGGCGCTGCCGTCGAACAGCGTCGAGATCGGCTATCCCGATGTGCCGAGCTTCGATGTGTGCACCGGCGTGCGCGCGGACACGCTGGAGATCGACTTCTCGCCGTCGGGTCCCGCCACCGCGACCTTCGGGTTGATGGGACAGGGCTCGTTGCGCGGTGGTTCTTCGTCCGGCGGCACACCGACGAGCGCAGCCTACACCGCCTTCAACAAGGCCCAGGGCTCCATCACCCGCGCGGGGTCAGCGCTGGCGCAGGTCACCGGCGCGCGCATGACCTACAGCAACGGGATGGAGATGGTCCGCACCATCCGCGCCGACCGCCGCATCGAGGGCGTCGACCCCGGCGTCGCGCGCTGCACCGGGCAGGTCGCTGTGCGCTTCGAGAACACCACCCTGCTCGCCCAGGCACAGAACGGCAGCGCCGCCGAGTTCGCATTCGCTTACACAATCGATGCGAACCGCTCGCTCACCGTGACGCTGCACGAGGTGTATCTGGCGCTGGCCAAGACCCCGATCGAGGGGCCAGCGGGCGTGGAGGCCAGCTTCGATTTCCGCGCCGCGTTCAACGCTACGGCGACACGGATGATGACCGTGGCGCTGCGGAACCAGCAGGCGGCGGCGGACTACGCCTGACGCGTGGTGCTGCGCAGAGCCGTCAGCGCATCGGGAAGGTCCATCGCGCCGTGGAGCACGCGCAGGATCACCGGGACCCCAGCCTCCCGCGTTTCGTACACCAGGACATAGCGGTAGCGCGGCAGCGGCACGAACCGGATCGGGGGTGGCGCAAGGTCTCGGCGGACGACCCCGAGTTCCGGATGCCGCGCGATGCGCTGCGCTGCTAGCACGACCGCGTCGCGCAGCCCTCGTGCCGCCGCTGGCTCCTCGCGGGCGATCCAGCGGACAGCTTCGGCCAGTTCACGCCGCGCCTGTGCGGTGAGCCTCGCCGAGGGTTCCGGCGTCGTTCCGCTCAGCGGGCGCCGGCGCCCTGTCGCGCCTCTGCCTCGGCAATGATGGCGTCGAGCTCGGCTGCCACCTGGTCCATCTCGAAATAGCCGGTCTCGTCGGACTCACGCCGTGCATCATCCAGGGACTGGAGAAAGGCTGCGCGCTGCGCGTTGCGCGCCTGCAGGAGCTTCAGCGCGGCGTCGATCACGTCTTGCGGGCCAGCGAACTCGCCCGTCGCCATCGCCGCCTGGGCGATCGCCTCCTGCTCCTTCGTCAGCTGCACAACCGTCATCGGAACCTCCTCACCCGCAGCGCCCAGGGGCGCCATCGGGTGCACAACCGCGTCATCACGGAGCGCATCATAGCATGCTCACCCTCGACCTTCCCACCGAAGCCGTCTGGCTGGACCTCCCCCGCGGCGTGCGCGTGGAGGCGCTGCCGGTCACCACGGCGCTGATGGCCGCTGCCCAGGCCGCCGCGGCGCGCCGTCTCGGCGCCGTGCGCGCGGCCAACCCCGAGCTGGACCCTGACCTCGCCCGCGGCTTGGCCTTCGCCTTCCTGGTCAAGGCGCTCGCCCGCCACGCTGTCACCGCCTGGGAGGGGGTGGGCGACGCCACAGGCAAGCCGCTGCCTCTGTCCGGCGAGGCGGTGGAGCGCCTGATGGACCTCGACGACATCGCCGCCGCCTTCTGGGACCGCGCCACCGCCCCGGTCACCGCTGTGGCGCTGGAGGGAAACGGCTAAGGGCCCGCGCCGCCTGGCACTTCGGCCAGGGCCCCGACTACTGCCGCGGCTGTGCCGCGCTCGACCGCGACTGCGGCATGGCCTGCCCCTACGCCCTGCACGCGCCCACGAGCGCCCAGGGCGCCGCGCTCTGGGCCGCGGGCACCGCCTGCATCTCGGCCGGCATAGCAGGCCTGGAGCTCGACACCGCCGGCACGCTGGCCCTCGCCCGCGAGATGGGCGTGCAGGGCTGGGCCGCCGCGGAACTGCTGACGGCGCTGCGCATGGGTCTTGCCGCCGGTGCAGCAGCGCGCCGTTCTGCCACCCCTGACGCCGGAGGGTCGCCCCATGGCGGATAGCACCCGCCGCGTCTCTGTCCGCCTGTCGCTGGACGACGCCGCGCGCGTGAAGTCCGAGCTGCGCGAGGTCGGCGAGACCGGCCAGCGCTCGCTGGAGCGCATCCAAGACGGCGCCGACCGTGCCTCGCGGGCGCTGTCCCTCATGGACGTCGCCGTCCGCGGCATCCAGCTCGCGGGTGTGGCCGCGGGCCTACGCGCCCTGGTCATGGCGGGCGACGCCCTGTCTCAGTCCATGGGCCGCCTCACCACCGCCGTCGGCGGCGTGGAGCGCGCAGCCGAGGTTTACGAGGCCCTCTACCGTGACGCGCTGCAGACCGGTGTCGCGGTGCGCGAGAGCGTGGACGCCTTCCAGCGCTTCTCGATCGCCGCCCGCGAGATCGGCGCCACCTCCGACGAGGTGCTGCGCCTGGTCGCCGGCCTGCAACGCGTCGCCATCTCGTCCGGCGCCAGCACCGCCGAGATCCAGGGCAGCACCCAGCAACTCGCCCAGGCCCTGGCCTCGGGCGTGCTGCAGGGCGACGAGCTTCGCAGCATCCTGGAAGGCCTGCCCACGCTCGCGCAGGCCCTGGCCGGCGAGCTCGGCGTCTCCATCGGCGAACTGCGCAAGCTCGGCTCCGAGGGCAAGCTCACCGCCGACGTCGTGTTCCCCGCGCTGCTGCGCGCCGTGGAACGGGTGAATGGCGAGTTCGAGCGTGCGCCGCTCTCCGTGGGCCGCGCCTTCGGGCAGCTCACGGCCGCGGCCGACCAGTTTGTCGCCCGGCTCGACCAGGCCATCGGCCTGTCCAACACCCTTGCCCGAGCCCTGTCCGGCGCCGCCCGGGTGCTCGACGGCGTGCGCCGCGGTGCAGGCCTCCTCACCGAGGGCGAGCGCCTCGCCGACCAGCGCGCCACCCGCGACGCGCTGGCCGCCGAGATCGCGCGCCTGGAGCAGGAGATCGCTGGTGGTGGTGAGGGTCGGACGCCACGCCGCGGCAGCATCCGCTCTGGCCTCGTCGGGACCGCCGAGCAGCAGGCCGGCGTGGATCGCGCCCGCCGCCTCGAGGAGCTTCGCCAGCAGCACCGCGAACTGGTCGACGAAGTCGCCCGCGGCGAGCGCGAGGCCGCCGAGCGCGGTGAGGCCGAGCGTCGCGACGCCGACGCCCGAGCCGCCGAGGCCCGCCGTCGCCGAGGCGCCGAACAGGCCGAGGAACTCCGCCGCCAACTCGACGATCGCTTTCGCATCAACGCCGAGCACGAGGACCGCGTCCGTCGCCTCCGCGAGGCCGAGGCGTCGGGCGCCATCGACGCCGCCGAGCGCCAGCGCCTCGAGACGCTGGCCACCCGCGAGCGCGACGAGGCCCTGCGCCGCCTCGAAGGTTCCGTCCGCCGCGTCACCGCTGCCCAGCGCGACAACCGCGACGCCGAGCGCGAGGCCAATGAGGTGCTGCGCGAGCGCGAGGCGCTCATCCGCCAGAACGAGAACGCCTACGAGCGCTATGCGCGCCGCCTGTCCAACCTGGGCACGCTGGTCGAGCGCGCGGAGCGCATCGGCCAACCCGTCCCTGATGAGACCATCTCGCGGGAGGCCCAGGCCGCGCTGGAGGAGTTGGAGCGCGGCAGCGAGCGGGTGCAGCGCGCCACCGAGCGCGCATCGGAGACCGCGCGCGAACTGGGCCTCACCTTCTCATCCGCCTTCGAGGACGCCGTGATCCGTGGCGAGAGCCTGTCCAAGGTGCTGCAGGGAATCGGGCAGGACATCGCACGCATCATCGCGCGCCGCACCATCACCGAGCCGCTCGGCAATGCGGTCACCGGCGCGCTGTCGGGCTTCTCGTTCGGGGGCATCTTCGACGGGATCGGGTCCTGGCTCGGCGGGCTGTTCCGCGCCGAGGGCGGGCCGGTGACAGCGGGCCAGCCCTACATCGTGGGCGAGCGCGGGCCGGAATGGTTCGTGCCGCAGCAGTCGGGGACGGTGCTGCCCAACGGCACCGCGCCGGCCGGCGGTCCCACCATCCACACGACGTTGAACATCGACGCGCGCGGGGCGGACGCCGGCGTGGAGGCGCGGCTGCGGCTGATGGGCCAGCAGATCGCGCGCCAGGCCACCGCCATGACGCTCGACGCCATTCGCCGCGGCGGGACCGCCTACGACACAGTGAGGAGGTAAGGCCATGACGGAATACGCCTGGCCGCCCGAGCTGCGCCCCTCCCGGCAGGTTTTCTACCTCCAGCCCAACACGCTGCGCTTCGTCTCGCCGCTCACGCGGCAGACCCAGGTGCTGCGGCGCGAGGGCGCGCGCTGGATGGCGGAGCTGACCTTTGACCCGCTGAACCCGCGCCTGGCCGGCGCGCTGGAGGGGCTGGTAGCCGCACTCGCCGGCTCGGTGAACACGGTCCGCCTGCGCGATTTTCGGCGCGAGTTCCGCTCGGGGGATCCACGCTCCCAGGGTGATGTGCCGAGCGGGCCCTACAGCTTCAATGACGCCACCATCTTCACGGACGGGACCGGCATGGTGGTGGGCTCGGGCAATCCGGCGCTCGCGGCCGGGGCGCAGCGTGGCGCGCTGTCGCTGGCCACCCAGGGCTGGTGGCCGAACGCGCTGGCCGTCGGCGCGGGCGACCACATCGGCCTCGGCGGGCGGCTCTACATGGCCACCGCGCGCGTCATGGCGTCGGGCACCGGCACGGCCTCCATCCCCATCGCACCCCCGCTGCGCGCCGCCGCGCCGGTCGGCGAGGCCCTGTTCTTCTCGAACGTGTCCACGCCCATGCGCCTGGTCTCCGACGACGAGGGCATCAACCCAACCCGTCCAGGGCGCTTCACCAGCATCACCTGTCGCTTCGAGGAAGCCCTGTGACCGACGCTGCCATCCGCGCCACGCCGCGCCTCTCCGTTCAGGCCGCGGCCGCCGCCACCGCGCCCGTCGTCGCCCCCGTGATCCTCTGCGAGCTCGACTTCGCGACCGGCGCCTTTCGGGTGTGGTCGGGCCTCGGCACGCTGAACTGGGCTGGCCGCAGCTTCGAGGGCATCGGCGACATCGGTGCCATGGGCGAGGTGGAGGAGACGGTCGAGCTGCGCGCCGTGCGCCTCACGCTGGCCCTCTCGCCCGTGCCGCAGGAGGTCATCGACATCGCGCTGTCGGAGCGCTCCTATCGCCTGCGTCCGGCGCGGCTGTGGCTGGCACTACTGGATGAGGACGGGGCCTTCGTGGCCGACCCCTTCCCGCTCTGGGCGGGCATTATGGACACGATGGAGGTGGTGGACGGCGCCGAGCCACGCGTGACGCTGGCCTGCGAGAGCCGGCTCGTGGACCTCGAGCGCGCCGAGGTGCGGCGCTACACCGACGCCGACCAGCAGGCCGAGTTCCCGGGCGACCGGTTCTTCGAGTTCGTGCCGGCGCTGCAGGACGCCGAGATCCGGCTGCCCGCGCGGTAATGCGCCATCCCGACTGGGTCGCCCGGCTCGCAGCCCTGCTGCGGGAGGCGGAAACGCGTGCCTTTCATCCGCGGTACTGGAACTGCGCAAGCTTCGCGATGGCGGCGGTTGCGGCCGTGACCGGTCAGCGGCCCTGCGTGCGCGTGCTGCCCGATCTTGCCGCCTCTGCCGACAGCGCTGGGTTCCCACGCATGGCGCCGCTGCTCGCACAGATGGGCGACATCGCCCTCGCGCACCATCCCGACCGCCTCGGCGTGGTGCTGGATGCCGGCCGCGTCGCCTTCGTCGGGCCGCGCGGACTGCTCCGCGCACCCATCACCGACTGCACCATCGCATGGAGGATCGAGTAGTGCCCGCAGCGATCCCCATCATCGCCGTAGTCGCCGGCGCGGTGGGCTCCGCGGCCGTCGGTGGCGGCGTCATCGGCGCCCTGGTTGGTGCAGGTGCCGCCATCGCCGTCTCCTTCATCGGCAGCCAGGTCTTCCCGCAGAACACCGCCGCCGCCCGCGGCAGCAGCGCCAGCTTCAACGACAGCAGCCCCGGCGGCACCACCACCACCGCCGTCGAGGCCCAGGCCCGCACGCAATCCTTCCGCCAGGCCATCACCGAGCACGCCCTGGTCTTTGGCCGCTGCAAGGTCTCGGGCCCCATCGTCTTCGTGCACAGCAGCACTGACGACGAGGGACGCGCCGATGGTTACTTCCACGCGGTCGTGGTGCTCGCCGCCCATCGCGTCCGCGCCATCGGTGAGGTCTGGCTCGGCGACACGCTCGCGACCGACCCGAAATTCTCTAGCCTGGTCCGCATCGACCGCCACCTGGGCGACCCCGGCCAGGCTGCCAACACCAACCTCATCGCCGAGACCGGCGGCAAATGGACCGCGGCCCATCGCGGGCAGGGCCGCGCCTACATGGCGCTGCGCCTCAAGATCACCCCCGAGGCCTTCCCCTCCGGCCCGCCGAACATGGCCGCCCTGGTCGAAGGCGCCGACACCATCCGCGACCCACGCATCGGCGCCATCGGCTGGTCCGACAATCCGGCCCTCTGCCTCGCCTGGTACCTCACCGCGCCCTTCGGCTGGCGGGTCGCCTGGGACGAGATCGATATGCCGGCTCTCATCGCCGCGGCCAATATCTGCGACGAGATCATGGGCCGGCGCGATGGCACCGCGGAGCGCCGCTACACCGTCAACGGCCGCGTCTCGCTGGGCGAGGGCAAGATCGCCATCACCCGCAAGCTCCTCGCCGCCATGGCGGGCACGATGGTGGTGAGCGGCGGGCGCTTCGTGATCCATGCCGGTGCGCCCGCGCTGCCGGCCGCCACCATCACCGCCGCCGATCTGCGCGGCGACGTCTCGGTCATGGGCTCGCGCCCGCGGCGGGATCTCTTCAACGGCGTGCGGGCCGTCTACGTCGATCCCGGCAAGAACTGGCAGCCCACCGACGCGCCGCCGCTGCTCGCCAGCAACTACGTCACCGAGGATGGCGGCGAGGCGATCTATCGCGATCTCGACTTCCCGCTCACCACCTCCGCCGCCACCGTCCAGCGCCTGATGAAGGTCGAGCTGGAGCGGGTCCGCCGGCAGCGTGCCGTGGTGGTGCAGGCCAACCTCTCGGCGCTGCGCCTGCGCCCCTGGGACGGGGTGATGGTCGCCATCGACCGGATCGAGCCCTTCCCGGCCCGCATCACCGGCTGGCGCTTTGCGCCGGAGGGCGGGATCGACCTGACGCTCTCCGAGGAGGACGCGGCGGTCTGGGACTGGAACCCGGCCGTGGACGAGCGCGCCACGGGGGACAGCCCCTCCGTCATCCTCCCCCGGCCGGGCAGCATCGCCACGCCCGCCTCCATCCGCGTGGGCACGCCTACCACGGCCCTGTTCACGGCGCTGGGTGCGGACTGGGCGGCCGTGCCCTCGGCCTACCTGGCCGGCTACGAGGTCGAGGCCCGGCCCGCCTCGGTGGCGAACTGGCTGGCCGTGGCGGCGGGCACGGGGGCGCTCTTTGCGGTGTTCCCCACCGCGGAGCCCACCGCCTTTCGCGTCCGCGCACGGGCGAGGAGCGGGGCGGTGTAGGGCTGGCAGGAGGCCGCCGTACCAGCCGCGCCCTCGGGCCTTGCTGCCGTCGGCGTGGTGGGCGGGATCCAGGTCACCGGCGCCTATCCCGTCGGCGCCACGGCGCTGCAGGTGTTCGAGGCCACCTCCAACAGTCTCGCGGCCGCGGTGCTGCAGGCGACGATCACGACGCTGCCCTGGACGCGCACCGGCCTCGCCAACGGACAGGCGCGCTGGCTCTGGCTGCGCAGCGTCTCCCCCGAGGGAAACGTCTCGGCCCTCGTCGGCCCCGTCACCGCCACCGCCCTCTGACCGACGGGAGGACCCCACATGCCCGCCCGCATCGACGACCTGCTGGTGCTGAACACCGCCGTCAGCAAGACCGACCTCGCCAAGTACCTGCGCGACCGCGAGGCCGTGCTGCCCTCCGACTTCGGCGGGTTGGGCGATGGCGTGGCCGATGACCGCGTGGCCATCCAGGCCGCCTTCGACCGCGCCGGCGCCGACCAGAAGAT